CCGGAAGTCACATCGACATCCTCATAAACAATACCTTCGGCAGTAGCTCCATTTGCAGGAAATACCGTGCCCATTTTTACATATTTAGTACCGTCCGCAGCAGTAGTAGCAAGAGACTGAGGAATCGTTCTTGTAAGTCTCGTGCAATCCTCGTTGTTTACGAGGAACCAGCCGGGAGCATAAGTCTGGCCCTGATGGCCTGCACCAATAAAAGACATTTTAACTCTCCTTTACTTTTCCATACAGATTATTGTGATAATTCTGCGCGAGTATCGCGGCTCTGCTCAATTGACCGGCAGGCTGACCGCCTCCATTGTTTTCAGGAGGATTGTCAGGATTTGTGCCCTGAGTTTCAGTAGTAGGAATAAAGCCGCTCCACTCATCTTTAATGGACTTTTTCAGTTTATCGGCATCGACCAGGTTTCCTTTGTCGTCAAGAGACATATTACTGAAATCAGTAACTTTCAAGATAGATTCAATATGCTTTTCTCCGATCTTTTCTTCAGCCAGAAGAACACGATATGCAGCTTTTACTTTAGCTATTTTTTCTTTAGCGGCAAGATCCTTTTTATAGTCATCAAAGGCTTTATGTTCCTTCTCGTATTTGTCCTGCCAGTCATTGGCCGAAGTATCGTTTTTCAGTCCATCCAGTTCCTTTTGGACGTCTGCGAGTTTTTCAGCATCAGTCTTGTAAGTCTTGATCTGATCTTTCAGAGATGAGGTGACGTTGGTATGCTCTTCGATAATAGCTCCGATCTGTTCTTCGGTCAGACCCATTCCTTTAAGCATTGCTCTGGTTAATGCCATGATAATTCTCTCCTTTTCTTCGGGGCTGTTCTTCGCCTTTGAGTAATTTTCAACTTGGTGGTTTCTTTCACCTATACTCGTAATTATACCACAAAAACCTTATATTGTAAATACTGCACAAAAAACTTCCAGAGTTTTCTTGCAGTATTACGTACAACTTTAAGTGTACATTTTCGGTAAACTATAGTATAATAAATATAGTTAAGAGATACGAAACAAGCAATCAAGCAAAGGAGATTATAAAATGACAGTATTCGAATATTTCAAAGACCTGTATGATTTCGCAACTGGAGCAAAGGACGGAAGAGTCAGATTCAAACTGGCAGATACGTCTTAAAAAACCGTCAAGTATGCAATGGATGAGAGTTTCGGCGCTACATGGGACTTCAAGATGAAAGATGCTGGCGTGGATATGGACGAACTCAAGGAACTGGTCGATCAGAAGATTGTCGGTCATAAGCATTACGGTAACTGGAGAGACCGGCAGAGAGGTACTACAGACCTGTACTTCCTCACAGCAAAAGGTATGAAGATGTGGTACAAAATGTATTTTTAATAAAAATAAAATGCCTGGCCAATCGGTCAGGCATTTTTTAATTTATCAATTAAGCATTTTTCAATTCATTCTTTATCACATCTTCATATTCTTTAATGTGATCAATAATAGCAGGTTTTAAATATGGCCGGGGCCTGACATAACTATGTCCAACCCCTTTGCCTTTTGGAACATTAAATTGCTCCCATGATGGCGGCGCTTCAAAATTAGGGCCAGTACCAAGCTCAACATATGGTGCATACTCTACATTAGTGCCGACCATTAATGTGTGATTTTCCTGTACAGTGTGCGTGATAGAATTTCGGAGCGTACCGCCTCGATAGCCCTTAATACCCGTACTTTCAACTGTACCAACCGGACATTTGGCTTTGGCATATTTTTCCGCTTTGAGCCCTATGATTTCTAATGCTTTATCTATCGCATTATCTGCTGCTGCGAGCACCTCATCTACATGACTTTCAACATCTGCCATATTTATTCTTCCTCATAAAAATCGCAGTCTGCGTTTTCAAACAATATCTCTCCGGGTTTTCCATTATCAATCGGCGGACCAGGATACATATCACAAAATGATCTAGTAATACCGCATTTAATTTCTTTGCCGTCAATTTCAATAACAGTCTTATCTCTATGAAGACAATCCTTACATGGAACCTTAGTTGGATCCGGCCAGCTTGCTTTTATCGGTGCAAATTCTCGTTTTTTACTCATCTTTACCTCCATTGTTTTTATTTTTATTATAACATATAAAAACAATTTTGTAAAATATTATATTTAAATATTACTTTTTATGTCGAGTTTTTCCACCATTAAATGTGTCTTCATCGCCAAACTTAAAATATTTAGGTTGTTCTACTACTTCCATTTTAACATGAATCGTTCGGCCTCTTTTTTCTATATTAGTGATCCTAAATTTGGTTCCACGCTGGAGAATGACTTCCGCCTCTCCGCCGACTGAACGATAGCTTTGGCCTTTCTTATAAAGTTTTGCCGATGATCCGACTGTATTTCCAAAATAAGATTGAGGCTCGGCATAAACGGCTTTAGTACCTTTTGGAGCATAGATAGTATACGCAACATCTCCTCCAAAACCTGTACCACGTGCAATGCCAGTTGAGGTAAATGCATGGTTCTGAATAACCTGATTTTCAAGTGCTTTTTTAATACTCTTTACATCACCGCTATCAAGAAGACGTTTAGCCTGATCAAACGATAAAGGTCCGTTTTCAATCATACCGGCGAATCCGCCTCTATCAGATCCTCTGACTAAATAGGTGCCTTCCGGTAGAATACTCTTCTCAATAGCCTTTGTCGTATCAGTAACAACTTTATGATATGTACAATGGCCATTTTCGCCATATTTTTTAAAAGCTGAAGGAAGACTTCGCCAAGAATCTTCATGGCCCCAAACTGTTTTATCTGGCCCAATATAATCGCGTCTATCCCAAGTATCATGATATCCAGACAATGATTTATTCATAGGATTAGAATTCCTCGTATATTCCCAGACGCCGTATTTTTCTTCATTAGTCAAATTGTCCCAAGTGTCATCTAGATTTTTTCTGTGAAATTTATCTGCTTCATATTTATCAGAAAAGCTTTTAGCCGCCTTTTTAGCAGAATCACTATAAACAGAAGGATCGAAAGCGCCAGTATTTGGACTGAATTTTTTTACAACCTTTTTGGCATCCTGTAATTTTTTAAGTTCTTTAGAATATGCTTCGCCATTCTTTTCAAATTCTTCAAGGTCTTTGAGAAGATCTTTTAATTTTTTGGCTTTTGAATCCCATCCGTTTGCTTCGGCTTTAGCAATTTCATCGGCATAGTATTTTTTCTTTGCAGGTATCGAAGCCTTTTTAGCGGCATAATCTGCATATGTTACATCATCTTTCCATATTCCTTTAAAAGTTTTATCAATTCCAGGAAGTTTATCTACTTCGTCTTGAATGTCTTTAAGAGTTTTTTCTGCATCTTTTAAATTATCAATATCTTTTAAATTTTTAACCGGTTTAGTGGGTTTAGCAGGTTTAACAATGTCTTTGGCAGTCTTCTTAGCCGAATTAATTAAGTTGCCTTTATCGTCAAAATATTTTTTTAAGTATTTTTCAATGGTTTCCTTTTGTTTATCCGTTAATTCTCCATTAAGGTATTTTTGCCAAACTTCGCTTGGCTTACCCATCTGCTGCAATTCCTTATAAAATTTATTGCCATCTGTTACATTAACCGACTTAATATTAGTATAAACATTTGACATCTTTTTATCAAGAAATTGATCTACAAGATTAACAGGCTTTTTGAGTAACCCTGCTTTATCGGCATAAGCCTTAAGCATTTTATCAATTTTTTCAGCTTGAACCGCTGGCAGAGTCCCATTTGTATATTGCTGCCATACCTCACTGGGTTTACCCATTTGCTGAAGCTCTTTGTAAAATTTATTACCCTCAGTTACATTGAGATCTTTTATCTCCTTATAAACATTCGACATTTTCTTGTTGGCAAACAAGTTCATCAAGTCTTCAGGAGATTTATGTTTATGGGTAAATGTCAATGGTACCGGATTAGTATCTGTACCCGCCGCCTTTGCCTTTGCCCATTCATTATAGGTCATATTTTTGATAGGCTTGCCATCAACATTATCATATCGATCATATGTAGCAGGATAGTCTTCAAGGTCTGCAACCATAGTACAACGACAGTTATAAACCATTGAAGGGTGCGCAGTAGGATCGCCGGGATAACGGATTTTCATGCCATCCACTTCAAATGGTTTATCCAGAGGCTGACGTTGCCCGTCAAGCAGTCTATGATTAGTTCTGGTGTGACCGTCTAAAGTGCACATCCATTCCTTTTTCAGTTTAATCCCTTTATCTTGCGCAGCTTGTAAGCTAAAATCTCTGCCGGCATTTTGAGCCCCGGTCATAGCCGTTCTGGCGAAAGTCCTCATATGATTAAAATTTTGAGTAGATAAATTATTACAAAGTCTTTTTGCAATTTTATCAAGGCTTTCACCTTCGATAATACCAAGATTTACTTGACGGTTGAGTTTTTTCTCATTCCATTTGTAATCCTTCGGCTGGTTAACTTTCCATTCCGGCAATAACTTAGGATTATTTTTAATCAAGTTAGTAACAGTGGCCGAATCATACAACCCAAATCCAAAATTAACTCCGGCTTTATGCTCCAAACTAAATGCCTGATAGTTGGCATTAAATGCAAACACATTGACCGCCTGGCCATTGACAATTTTAGTAGCAATTTCATTACTGGAGTATAATGTATCAAGAATTTGTTTTTTCTTTGCTTGCCATTGCTCACCTTGAAAAACCTGGCCCTTTTTCCACAAGTCAAATTGATCTTGAGTAATCTGGCCAGCATTTAACTGAGCTTGATATTTAGCTTCTTTTTTAGCATAAGCAGCATTGAAATCTTTCTGTTTCTGCAGCATATCTTTATATGCACTGTTATAAACAGATTTCAACTGTTTCTCTATATCCTTTAAAGCAGCATCAGTATATGTTACGCCCGGATCAGCCATTAGTCATACCTCAATTATTCTTCACCAGATTCATCAGGCTCCTGGTTTTCAAGTCCTTGGCCTTCAGGACTTTGGCCCTCAGCTTCTTCAGTCTCTCCGAAGCCATTATCAAATCTATCTGCATTTTCAGCATCTTTTCTTGCCAAGATAGCAGCAACTTCATCAATGGTAATAAACGGCAGTTTTTTCAAAATCGTTTCATCATCAAGGTAATCCGCTGCTGACAAGACCATGTCAGTCTGTTCGCGCTCATTGGATACACGATTTCTTTTAAATACCGGCGTATCTTGAATGCCTAACATATCAAAAAACAGCTGGAAAAATTCCGAAAGCTGTTTTTCAAGATCATCTGCTTCCTCGTCCATAGGCTGGTATGCGGCATCAATATGATCGTTAGTAGCTCCAGCCGCGATCGTATGAACATCAAGACCGCCAAAATCTTCATAGATACCTGCTCGGATATGGTCCAAATATTCTTTTCTAGCCTGATAGGGAATCTCTTGGGTATATGGTGTAACACTGGATTCTTCAGTGTCGGCCACTGCGATATGATTAAATTTTAATCTATCTCTGAATCTTTCAACTTCCCTATCTGACATACCGGCGCAATTCGACAGCAGCCAATAGATCTGTGCACAGTCAGAAAGATCATTAGCAAATCCAGATCTGATCAGGTCAAAACTATCGATAGCATTTTTCATACCAACCAGGGTAGATTGATGCAGGTGACTTCCCCAAAACGGAATAATCGGAAGCGTGGAATAGTTTTCTTCTCCTACTATCTCGGAACCGGCGAACTCCGTAGTATTTACGATTTGCTTATATGCTCGCTTTGGCTGAACTTCTTTGAAGTCAGAATAACCCGATTCACTGCGGTATTTCGTAAAGCCGTCTTCCTCATAGAGGACCGCAAACATCGGCTTGGTTTCATCGATCTGCCAAAACCTGATGCCGGCTCTGAGAGCAGCCGTCTCTTCGTCCGGCAGAGGCTTGAATTCCGTAAGATCAAAAGTATAAAGCCTGTTTCCACGCTTTGAATCTTCAACCCAATAACCGAAGCTCCTGCCATGAATCAGTCCATAGTAAACCAGATTATATGCATCGTTATCGAATTTAGGACCTAAGAATTCTTTGGTCCTATCGACCTGAATTTCAACGCCGTCTTTATCTACTCGAGTTTCAATGTTATCAGAGAATGATATGCCATTGCCCATGAGATATGAGCACCGCTGAGTATTGAGCCGATGAAAGAAATTGCTGGCAATCTTATTATTGCTTGCGGTGAAATCTTCAATCGGCGTTCCCAGCGTACTGAAAATCAGCTGCACATAATTGTAAATAGTCTCATTAAGCTGGTGGTCATATGCATCAGCAGAGCACGCGATTTTATATTCTTCACTGTGGATATGCTCTGCTATAGCATTACTGATAAATGATGCCTTATCTGTTTCTTTCTCAAAATCCTGAAATGTCAGCATTTAATATCTCCTCCCAAATGGCGATTTATAAGACTTATATGATTGATAATTTTCCATGCCCCCGGCACCGGCAAATCCACCTACATAACGTCTGACTCTTTCCGCATCAGTCGCATTAAGATTAGCTCGATTAAATGGCGATTTATAATCATCGTCATATTCCTCGACAATCCTTTTGGTCTTTACAAAATATCGTGTAGCATCCATTAAGTGGTCATTAACTTTTACTGGTTCATCTTTCGGTGCATCAGGTTTCCATATATAACCGCCCGCTTCTGTTTTCCAATTCTTCATGGATTTAGAAACTTTAATCAACCCAATTTTTAAAGCCCTGGCAGTTTCTTCAATCCCGTTTTCAACGTCGTTGTTCGCCTTTTTTACCCGATACTTTCCTTTACCCTTCCTTCTAAGCAGCGTGATAAATGAGGCGGCAGAGGGATCTATAATTGTCTCAAGATCCTCAAGCGATCCTACAAACTCATCTAGCATTTCAGCATACTCAGAATCAGTCTTTTGAATGCCGGTATCGCGGCCTGAATAATATAGTTCTTTTAGTCCATACCAAGTGTCACCATACTTTCCCCATAAAATGGCAGCAAAAGCATTCATGGTACCATAGTCAATGGACAAGCAGTATTCTTCAGGCTCTCCCCCATTCACTACATCAGCTATCGCGTCTTCGTACATAGGAAAAATCAAGCCCTCAGCAAGAGCCCAGTTTCCCAATATATAACGGTCATAATAAACCGTACCTTCATACTCTTTACAAAGCTGCTCAACAAATTCTTCTGGTAAAAACGGATTCTCAAATATCGTATAATGCTGTTGATATATATCTGCATCAGAATCCAGGAATGCTTTCAGCCAGTGATTCGGACCTTCCGGGTTTAAAGCTCCGTCAAAGCAACTATACGGTTTATCAAGGCGGGATTTTAGCAGCTCAAATACTTCTTTATTCCATTCAGCGACCTCGTCACCGTAGCAGTATTTGATACTCATGCCTCGGATCTTACTGACCTGAGAAACTTTTTCTGCGCCCAGGCAATGGACCCTTTCACCAAACAGGTAGCAAGTATTATCTGTAGAAATACTTCTGACCAGGTCCTGACCCCATTTAATTCTCATGGGTTCCAGGATATTTCTTTCAATGGTGCTTTTGCTAACACCTAAAATTACAGAAGCCCCCTCTTTGTTAATCCGATTTCTGATCCTCTTTGGGATCCAATAATAATCGCCATATGTTTTGCCGGATCTCGTGGCTCCAACTTTGATATTCCAACGGTGACTGCAATTGTCAAAGAATTCTTGCTGCTTTTTACTAAACGGCATATCATTTCATCTCCTTAGCTGCCCTGGCGAGGATCGAACTCGCACATGTGGGAATCAAAATCCCATGCCTTACCATTTGGCTACAGGGCAATAAGTCAGGGCCGATCGCGCCTTAATAATCGGCCCTGCTGTTGCGATTCATCATTTAACAAGGTTGATATCGCAACAAAACCTTGCGGCTCAACTTCCCGGAAGATAGTGAGCCATATATCTACAGCATGGTTTACTGTAAATATCATAAGTATAAAAGATTATTCGCATCCCCTGATCTGGCCTAAAACTTCATCCAGCTTTTCAAGTGCAATAGTATTATCAACTTCGCGTCTATCACGCCAATCTGTAGGCTTACGATTTTTAAGCCAAAAGATCTGTGCTGAAACATCAGGTGGAACTATCTTTTTAGTAACTGTTCGCTTAGTCAACACGCCCATTTCATATTCTTCTTTGACTTCTTCATATTCATATCCAATTGCACGTTTAAAAAGTTGATTCTCAACTTCGAAGTCAACTACATCTTTGGTATTTATTAAGGCCTCACAAATTTTAGAACCAAAATCTGGATCTTTTTTTGCACGAATAAATGTTTGATGTGATACGCCGAGATTCTTTGCTATTTGTCCTTCGCTTAATCCATTACGAGTCCATGCGGCAATTCTTATCAAATTATCTTCGCTTGCAATAGCCATTGTGCTTTTGCTCGCCATTTTTATCACCTCCTGACATATAAATTATATCATATAAACCTAAAACTGTATACTACACCTAAAGTGGCATAAGGCATTTAAAGTCATTCTTCTGCGATTAAAAATATATACAATTAAAAATATATACAATTAAAGTTGTATACTACTAAAATTGTATACACCTAAAATGGTAGACTATACCACTAAAGTTCGTACAACTTTAGGGGAAGTCAAGATGAATCAAAAAGTCAAGATGAATCTATATATTATATATATTATTTATTTTATCAACAAAAAAATTACGATGTTTTTATTCTCAATTACTAAGAATAGGGAAATCATC